ATGCTTGACTGTATGAAGCTGTTGTAACTAATAATAAAAATAAAATCTTTTTCATCTTGTTGTTTTAAATTATGCTTGCATTCCTGTAATGTATACGTCTGTTCCACTTTGTAAAATATCACCTAATACTGTAACTACTTCATCCGTTTGATTCCATTCTGTAATATTGTATCTTATACCTCTATCAACGAAAAGATTCATTACTTGTGCCCCTATTGGTAAAGTGAATGTGTTAACAGTTCCGTTAGCTATAAATCGTTCTATGTAAATTGCAGAAAATGAAACGTCTGGTATTGTAGGCTTGTTTTTTATAAAATCATCCGCTGCATCATCGTTTTGTTCCCAATCAGATTGCACATTAACCTCTGCACCTGCTGCAATTCCTGCTAACTTTGTTTTTTCAGTATTAGTATAATCGTTAGTGCTTAATCCTTTACCTGTAATTTTATCAACTTTAGTTTGATAAAGTTCAGTATTCATTAAATTTTGATTACCAAAACCTGTTCTTAACTGATCGCCTAAGCCATCATTAGGACTTGAAATTTTGTGATTAATTAATCCCATTTAATACCAGTTTATAAAATTTGTGTTTTCTGCTTGTTTTTCTTCTGTTCCCCATTCTGGAATACTAATCGTTTCCATAAATTCCTTAAAGTTATTCTCGTAACTTATTGCAATAGCTTCATAATTCTTAGATAATAGATTTACTTTTGCATCGCTTGTATTATTTGCGTTCTCTGCACTTAGTTTAAACACACCACCGTTAGACACTTTGTCAACTGATAAACTCAAATAGATTGAAGCGGTAAAAAAGGCTGTCATATACACAACATAATCGTTAAATATAGTAGCGTAGTTACCCGATAAATTATCTAAGTCTGTGTATATCTTATCATATAGCTTTGTGCCTAATACACGCTTAACCTGTGTTGTTTGTGCGGTGTTAATAGCGGGTTTAATACTATCGTTGTCAATGTTGCCACTAAAACCTGTTAAGCTCGTTATGTCGTTGGGTTGTAAAAATAATTTCATCATTCTGCTGTTGTTATTTGTTCCTCTTCTTTGAAGTCTTTAAAATCCAAAACAATTTCATTATCAATCAAATCAAACACAGATTGTAACCCGTTCAAAATGACCTCTCTCATTGGGTTTATGTGTCTGCGGTAAAGTCCTTTAGTTGCCACCGCTATTTCATCAGCATTGGAACTAAAACCGCTACCACTATTTGAACCAGCAAATAATACAGGCGGTGCTGAATGTGCTACGATTAGTTTTCTTTCTGCTTCTTCGGCATAAAAAACATTTTGTTGGTTTAATTCAGGTGGTGAAATACGATCAACTACTACTGCTTCTTCAACTCCATCATTAAATGCTACAATTACTCTACTGCGGTTGTTTGTTCCTACTACATTAGAACGTACTTTGTCCGCTTCTTTTGTTGCTGCTTCTTTATCTGATATTCTACCGTTATTGTAGTTGATAATAGTTAAATCTTCGATTGAGTTTTTAAAATGGTGTAAAGCTGAGTTGGCTAATTCACCCTCAACACTTGCCCAAAATAAACCGCTTAGATAATCTGGAATAGGGAAAAATGGTTCTGCGGTTGGTCTGCGTACGTAAAGTATTTCTAAGTTATTACCGTTGTCTTTTCCTGTGAATTTAGGGTATAGTTTAGGTTGGTATCTTGCACGGTTCGCCCAATCATAAGAGTACCAATATCCATCGACTTTATTTTCTCCATCATAATTTACGCCTAGTTTGTAAATAGGCATGTACTCAATTGTTAAAGGCTTTCTATCTTGTGGCTTTGTTGCAGCGTTCCAAATAACTTGTGCAGCATAACCGCCATACGTTTTATAATCTTGACAAATAAGTAAAATATCTTCTTGCGAAATAATACTTTTTACATTAGTATAATATTGATCTTCTCCCGCCTTGTCAATCATCCCCTCACCATAAACATAATTTACAAACGCATTGATAATACTTGCATTTGTTGGTGAATCATCGTAAGCATCTTTGTACGTTTTGAAATTAATATTATTAACTCCATTGGTCACCCATTTACGACCGTACAACGGTTTAATATCAATAGGTTGGTAGGCACTCATTTTGACAGTACCCTCAAAAGAATGATAGTTATTTGAAACTGTATTTGCTTGTTGTTTGGCTGCCATAGTTGTAATTTTGCACATCTGTACCTTCTTCTAGTACAATTAATTTTCCTTTGTAGATAATTTCAGAATCATTTAAAAGTGTAACTTCATATTTATTCTGAGTTTTAAAGTCTAAAGGCTGTGTTGTAAGTGTTATATCTAACTTATCCGATACGGTAAAAGTTATTACAGGATTTATAAGTAAGCCTGTGGTTTCGTTCCTTAAACTAAGCGTTAATTCGTCTGAAATAAATGGATATTTTCGAGGGATTAAGCTAAATTCTAAAGGTGTATTTAAAAAAAGTACTTTCATTTTTGAAATGTTTTATAAAAAAAGGCGATATTTAAACCGCCTTAATTCAATTATTAACTACAAAAACTAAACGTAAGGCATCAAAGCTGTTGCGTATGCTGTCAATCCTGCTCCTGTTAATAGGTACTTTCTTGAAAAGTCTGGCTCCATTGTTTGAAAAGTAACCGTATAACCGTTTAAATCTCCAATTGCTCCACCTGTATCATCGTCTGCTGTGATTACTTGCGCCCCTAATTGAGAGCCAGCAACTACGATTGTACCATCTTTCTTTTCAATAAATAAAACACATTCACCTTTTAATAATTCTTCAATCATCAAAGCATCTTTAATATCAGAACCTGCTGCAACATTAAATACACATTGTATACTTCCTGTTACTCCTGTACTTCTATTATCACCACCGCTTACACCGTTTTCAAGGTATTTTGTTGCAGTGTTTTTTAATTCTAATCTTGCAATTGTTCCTGTTGTCAATGCAGTAGGCAAAGCAACTACTCCTGTTGCAGTTGTTACAACTCTATTTAAAGAGTCATAAGGTGCAATCCCAATAGCGGTAACTCCTGCCATTTTGGAAGTACACGCTAATTTTCTGCTTTTAGTTAATGTTACACAAGGCATATATTTTATGTTTTAAAAAGGGAGTTGTTACGCTCCCTTATGTTTTTACTATCCTACGTACAACACGTTAAATCTTTGGTTCGCTACGTGCGCTCCGATTGTCATATTGTTTTTAATAAACATATCTTCACGGTTTAAAGCGATCTTGTCAACTTGAACTGTGTTAATGTCAGATGCTAAATCTGTACACCATACTAAGTGAGATTTTAAAGCACAAAGGATTACTTTCTCTGGAATCGGTACAAATACAATTCTTAAACCGTTGAAATAAAATTCAGTTGCTGATGGGTTAACATCAAAAGGTTTTTTAAAGTCAGTAGTTACGTTGTTAGCTTGTATAATCATTTGTCTGTGAGAACGTGGAGCATAAATAATTGGCTGCTCTGAACCGTTCAATACTACTGCTGGTACTGCTGCAAAAACTTTGTCATACTCCGCTTTAATGTTAGCGTTTGTAATTGCTGTTCCTGCTACTTTGATACGACCGCCAACTCCAAGTGTTCTTGCTTGGTTAGAATCGTTATAAATCATTTTAGCTAAAATACCATCCGTTTGAGAAGCTGTTAAGGCTGCTACTTGTGCTTGTTCTGTTGCACTTACTGATGTTTGCGGTGCTCCTGCTGTTAAGGCTGCAACTGCTGTTTTTGTAGCTGCTTTAACTCCGTTCCAAAATTCATTCTCTGCTGCTAATGAAACTTGTTTAGCGTATAAACCACCAATTAAAAGTCTTTCAAATTCTGAACTCATAATCTCAAATGCTCCAGCTTTCATATCTCTTTTGAAACGTGAGAAACGCAAAGTATTAGGATCAAATTCTTGGTAGAACTGAACTTTTACAGGAGTAACAACTGAATCAAAAGCAGTCAATGAACCTGCTGATGTAGGAACACCCGAAGTGTAAGCCTGTAAAACTGCTGTTGCTAATGTTTCTGTGAATAAAGTTTCAGCTTTTACGTCTGCTTCAAACGTTACTAAATCTTCTGCAATCGTTTTATTTTCGAATAAGATTTCTTCGATAATTGGTTCTGCTGCTACACCTCTAATGTCTACACTGTTGTAAG